TATATATATATATATATATATATATATATATATATAAATAAGGTGTATTACACTCTCTTATGCACTCTCTCTTTCTCTCACATCCTCTTTCATTCTCATTCTCATTCTTATGTTATTGATATAAATGAGAATTATTCTCATTTCTATTCTTATTCTTTCTTCTCTTATTAACATTAATATAATAATGTTATATTAGACAATTTTTTTTCACAAAAGTTCCGTCAATCAGCATAAGCTTTTCTTATAGCTGTTATAAAAACATTTGATGATAAAACTTCTTGTTTTCCTCTTGCATCCTGTTCTTCCCTGTGCTTTAATGTATCCAACGAATCGCGAACAGCTTCCAAGCTCACGGATTGACAAGATGAAAAAGTCTTGCTAATCTGTAAGCAAGCTTGGTCAACAGGTGGTAGGATAGGGCCTAGGGGGCCCTGTAAGGCGGAAAACGGTACACGTCATCCTACTATCGTGTCAAATCATCCGGGAGCGGCCCTGACTTGGCAACGTTGACAAGCTTGTGATGATTGGATATGATGGAAGCATGGAAGCGTGAGATTTCCTGCTCTTTAACAAAGTATGCAAAAGCTTTAGCCTCTACTGGTGAAGGCATATGCAATCAATGACAGCCTAATGGCATAGGCTGGCATGGAGAATTTACTAAGTAAATTTATCCCTGAATGATCTGAGGGAATAGTTCAGCATTGATTGCATAGGCTGGATGGAGAGGCCGGACATAGCAGAAGGCTGAATAGTTATTTGGTGACAATGGCTTAATGCTATTGACTATAAATGATGAAAAGCAATTGATGCTAGGGCTTGCATACGACAAAATCCTATATCCATGTTTACAGCATGTAAGAAGATGACAAGCTTCGATATAGGCTGATGCTCAGGTGTTCGCGGCCTTAGATGGCAAACGTACCTATAGCATCATAAGAAAAGAAATAACAGATTATTCTTATAGCAGATTGTTGTTCAGTCTGCTATGCGGCTTAATCTGTAAGCCATGTCATCCACAACAAAGGGGGTATTGCCATGAAGATTTACAACATCTTGTCCGACAAAGAGTATGCCGCTTCTGTACAATATTTCACTGGTAAGAAAGCCATTGAGCGTGAGGAGCGGTATCTTCAATTCCTTTATAACAGCGTCCAGCGGTATCAGAAAGATACCAATGTATCTTTCCTTAACAACATCCTCATCAGCGCGAAGATTGCGGGCAAGGTTAGGGCAGTTAAGAAACTGATTGATGCAATCAAACTTCATAAGTTTGATAAAGAAAGCGGATTGTTTGTTTCCGATGGCAAGCTGGATGAAAAGAAGCTTGCATCCCTTCGTGCCAATTGGGAGTTGATTTTCGAGGAATGGCTTTCGGAAGACATCAAGGCAGAAAAGAAGGCAGTAGAATTTACGGAAGAAAAAGCATTTTCTCAGATTTTCAACATCATTAAGAAAATGCAAGAGAACCTCGGGCTTTCTGAATCGGAAGCCAAAGAACATATTGTCCGCAAGCTGAGTTCCGGCATGTCCTTCTAATGCCGGACAATTCAAACAAATAACAAGCCCGTAGCAATACGGGCTTTTCTTTAGGAGAAAACTTCGAGCCTGAATACCAAGATCCCGTATTGTGTTGGCTAAATCATAGTTGACAAGACCAAAAAGGTTTCTAAATGAACATCGAACAATGGGAAGAATATTCCGAAATTATGAGTTTGGAGGAAGATTTCTCCATGCCTTGGATTGATCTTATCTACTATCTGGAAAAGGAATATTGGGCATGACATTGGAAAAATGGATGGACGCAATTGCCATTGTCCTAGGATTTGGGTTGTGGTGCTTCGTTATCGTATGGATATTTTGGGAAATGTCAGGAGGGGTTTGAAATGACTTGGGCAATTGACCATCAGACGAACAAGGATCAAATTGCGTTCGCTCTGGTAAACAAACTGGCAGGCGAGAGGCGCGAACATATGAGCAATGCAACTGTAAACAAAGGTTGAAAGGTCTATCATTCTGCCGTTAGCTCAGTCGGATAGAGCAAGTGCCTTCTAAGCACTGGGTCGGGGGTTCGAGTCCCTCACGGCAGGCCATGCGGATATGATGAAATCGGTAAACATAGCAGACTTAAAATCTGTTGGCTTTATGCCTTGAGGGTTCGAGTCCCTCTATCCGCACCAATCCTGGGCCTATAGCACAAAGGCAGTGCAATCGACTCATAATCGACAGGTTACAGGTTCGAATCCTGTTAGGCCCACTACATACATAGGGCTAAAACGCTCTATAAGCCATTCTAAGCGATTTTCCAGCCCTGCCCTATGCGATGGTATAGGAGAGGGTTATAAAACCCTTCAGAATGGCTCTCATTCATTTGGAGGAAACATGAAAGCTTGGAAAAGAATTAGAAAAGCTATCAAAGAAAAAGACGTAGAATCCTTTGTCATTGCCCTCTCAACAACAAACTATAATAAACTAAAAGGAAAGTATAAGAAAATTGTTGACTGGTTGTGTTTTTCATACGACATGCTGGATAACCTAGGGATGGATACACACTTATCCTACAAATACATTCCTCTCCTTTCTAAAGATCGTGGATATATCACCTATTTCCGTTCATTTGATAACCTAATGAAGGAAACATCAGATGGTGAAGGAATCCGCACGAAAACCACGATTGGTAGATTCCTCCGTCGATACACTGATATGACGGAGAAAGAAATTAAGAATATTTCTGAAAAGTTCGCCGCAATTTATGGCGAGCAAGAAGTGTTCTTCATTCCCAACACCGATCCTGATGGATGGGAAGCTGTTTATGAATCAGGACATGGGTTTTCATCTTGCATGGTGTACAACAGGGGAGACGAAGGGCGCTATCTAGATGACATGTGCCATGGAGAGTATCACCCTGTTAGGGCATATGCCAATACAAAAAATTCGCTTGCTTTAGCATATCTTGCCAATAAAGAATGGGACGGCAACAGAGAAGGGTTTAAAGTGTACGCAAGAGCAATCGTTAACATTGGATACAAAACATTTGCCAGGGTGTACGGAAACGATTCACTGGAAACATCCTTGATTGCTAAAGGATTTAAACATGACAAAAAGGCACTTAAAGGGCAAATCCTAAACAGGGTTGAGCTTGGTAATAGTATTGTCTGCCCCTATCTCGACGGACATTACGACTGTGTGGAGGACATGGGTGATTATCTTCTAGTTTCAGAAGACGGATACAAATCGGATTCCACTGGCCTAATTGGTATGAGATGGATTTGCCCTCATTGTGGCGCTTCTCATGATGATCGAGATCACGGAGAAATATATGTTGATGAGTATGATGTGATAAGGTGCACAGCCTGCATAAATGAAGATTACGTATGGGGATACGTAAGAGGGCGCTCTGAAGGATATATCATGATAGAAAATGCTGTTGAAATTGATGGAGAATATTACACAGAAGAAGCTGCTGAGTGTAACGGCTTCTACTACTCGGAAATTGAGGAAAGGTGGCTTCATATAGACGATGTCGTGTTCACTAGTCGAGGAATAGTGTCAGTGAATAATCCGTCCGTTTTAGCCCTTGATATTGAAGACCCAGATGGCAATATCTATGCCATGTATTATGACACACTAACAGCTTATAACCAAGAAGGTCAAAAGTTTACTGTGCATAAAGATACAGATCTTGAAGAACATAACCTTACAATTGATTAAGATGGAGAATAAAATGGAAACATTAATTGATATTCTTAGCCACTCTAGGGCACATGGAAGTGATGGAGAGAAAATCATTATCGAGAAATATATTCTCCCTTTAACTCCTACGATTGTTAAGGACGAGCAAGGAGAGGATATGGCCTACATTATTGATGTTGGAGATGGAGATTCTCAAATCCTATGGAGTTGTCATACGGATACTGTGCATTATTTAAAGGATAATGTGCATAACTCCATCATTGTAGAAGGGGATATTATTAGAGCTAATGGACATAGCATTCTTGGAGCGGACGATGGAGCTGGAATGTGGCTTCTCCTTGAAATGATAAAAGAGGGAGTGGAAGGTACATATATATTCCATAGAGGGGAAGAATGCGGAGGAATTGGATCATCCTATCTGGCGAAAAACTATAAAGAGTTTCTTTCTAAATTTACACATGCTGTAGCATTTGACAGAAAAGGAACTAATAGCATTATCACTCATCAGTTCGGAAGATGCTGTTCAAATAAATTTGCTAATCAGCTTAGTGAATACTTTCTTGATAATGGCCTGTATATGAAACCAGATAGTGGAGGGATATTCACGGATACAGCTAATTACGTTGGAATTATCCCAGAGTGCACAAACATAAGCGTAGGATATGAGTATGCCCATACATCAAGAGAACTTCTAGATGTATCCTTTTTATTTAACTTGAGGAATGCCATGACGAAAACAAAACGCCATCAATGGGATGTGTTCAATCATGAAGATGAGCAAACACTAGATTATCCTTTAGAGTTATATTTTTCATTGTATGATATGTTCGCTGGAATGGATTATGATTCAATTCTGTTCTATATCACCAACTACCCTGAAGAACTCGCAGACTTGATCGAGAAGTGGGTGGCTTAAGGAGAGCAAATGATGAACGTTCAGTTGGTCGATGATCTGAGAGATGTTCTCGAAGAGGCCGCCTCACACGCTCGGGTGTGCTCGGGGCTGGCCGAGCAGCACAAAAGCGACCCCGCGCTGTTCGCGGCGCTCACGGACGCTGCGGCCATCATCCTCTACCTGATGCGCGAGTTGCGCGGAGAAACCGAGCGTCGGTGGGAGGGCAACCGGCGTGCGACACAAGAGTATGTGGAGGATATGCGCGACGTGCTGAAGGAGGCAGCACAGATTTGCAAAGACTTGGATGATGAAGCACTGGCGAAGGAAAGCAGGCTGGCGTGCGGAGCCGAGTGTGCGGCTGCCATAGCAGCCTTGGCGGCGCGAATGAAGGTTCCGTTTGAGCGCTCTGGGAGCCTGTCGAAGGAGAACAGCAATGACTGACATCATCGAACGCCTACGCATCGAATCACGGCGTGAGCCTCACGAGCCAATCTGGCGGGATGCGGTTGACGAGATCGAGGCGCTTCGGGCGGAGGTGGATGAGTGGAAGCCTTGGTCGATTCTTGATCATTGGTAAGCTGGATAAGAGAAGCTACTGAGAAGGTTTTAGAGACACTCTAGAGCCTTCCACTATCCTTCCCTACTCACTTGATGCTAAAATGCTCTCTAAGAGCTTCTCAGGAGCTTCTAGGGGCATTCTAATGGGCGGGGAGAGGAGCAAGATGAGGGAAGATGTAGCTGTATAGAATATATATATATATATATATATATATATATATATATTATATATAATATATATATTAGATATATAAATAACTTACTACCTACTTCTAGGTAATTATAAATAAATAAATATTAAATAATTATTTATAACTAGCTATTCTTCCATCTCTTTTTCTTCCAGCTATCAGTATCCTATACTTGTGGATTGAGGGAGAAGGCTTTAGAGCCTCTCTCCTGCCAAACCCTAGGGGATGGTATTAGCCATTCAGTAAAAATGTCTTAGAGAACTTCTCCGTGGCTTTTAGAGGCATGTCATGAGCACATCAGAGAACAAAAAATGGTTTAGGGAGTACAAGTATGGCCTTCTCCAGCCTATTGAGTATGACGACGAGGGGAACAGGGTTGTGTCCCAGATGGCAAGGCAGTTTCTCCCAGAAGAAATTGTTGAAGCTCTAAATGAACATTACAAAAGAAAACAAAATCGAGGAATTGATTAACATTCATTGAAGAGGTGGAACACATGAAAGCTGAATACATTGACCACATGGGTGATGACTTGAGAGTTGTGAATGCTGCTAGAGTTTCTTTCAGTAAGGAAAGTGATTGGAGTGATGATTCATGTCTTACAGAAAAAGACAAAAAGTTAATCTCCTACTTGGCTAAGCACAATCATTGGACTCCTTTTTCACACCCTCAAATTACAATGAGGGAAACAGTTCCAATCTTTGTTGCTAGGCAAAGATTTAAACATATGGTTGGATTTACATACAATGAAATTAGCAGGAGATATGTTGATGATTCACCAGCTTTCTACTATCCTTCCTCTTGGCGTTCTCGTCCTGAAGGTAGTGTGAAACAAGGGAGTGGAGAATTGACGATTGATTTCATTGATATTGGGAATGAAGGTAGTGTTGAAATTAATGACGCATATTCATCCTTCATAGATGAAGCAATTAAGTTGTATGAAGCTATGATAGCTTCTGGTGTAGCTCCAGAACAAGCTAGGATGGTGTTGCCACAGTCCATGTACACAGGCTATTATGTAACAGGTAGCTTGGCAGCTTGGGCAAGGGCATATAAACAGCGCATTGATTCTCATGCTCAGAAGGAAATCCAGGAATTGGCTAAACAATGGGACGACATTATCCGTCCTCTTTTTCCTGTTAGTTGGGAGGCACTTACCAATGACCGATAAAGAACTGTTAGAATTAGCTGCAAAGTCCGTTCATTTTAATCATAATGAATACGATGATTATCTTGGTTTAGGGTTATGTACAAAGAATGGAATCCCCTTAACGATGATGGAGATGCATTAAGGCTAGTTGTTTAATTAGGATTTCTTGTCAATTGTGGTAATGATTTAAAAACTGAACCTTACGGGTCTGATCCATATAACGCTACTAGACGAGCTATTGTTCGTGCAGCTCCAAAAATTGGAAGAACTAGGAAATGAGCAAGATCGTAGGCGATAGTGCATGTCCTTCCTGTCGCTCACATGGACGTGACAGAACAGGCAACCATCTTATTCACTTCGACACAGGGTGGAAATATTGCAATCGTTGTGGATACAAGGAAGCCCCTGAAGGCTATACAAAGCAAGAGGAATATAGCAAATTGAATATTGAAGACGTTCTTAAATTACCACAACAAGCCATCGTTCATCGTATGCTTGGCCTTCCTTGTGTAGAGCATTACAACGTCCGTATTGCCTTGTCTGAGGAAACAGGGGAACCTGATGAAGTGTATTTCCCTGTCTACACTACGGATGAGACCCTGATTGGATGGAAGGCTAGGAAGTACGAAGGCAAGCAATTCCTTCCATCCGTAGGCACTTGGAAAGGCAAGGAGGTGATGCTGTTTGGGCAAATGCAATGCCCTAAGAGCGGGAACAAACTCCTTATCACTGAAGGAGAATACGATGCAATGGCAGCTTGGCAGATGGCAAAGGAGAAATATCCTCAGTATGATCCTTGTGTTGTCTCTGTCCCTAATGGGGCTTCTGCTGCTGAACGTGACGTAGCAGCTAATTTGTCCTTCATTGCAGGGTTCAATGAAATCATCCTAGGGTTTGATCAGGACGAGGCAGGAAGAGCCGCTGCTGCTAAAGTGGCGAGTTTGATTGGTAACAAAGCTAAGATTATGAGGTGGTAAAATGAAAGTGTACCCTGTAAAATATGAAGCGTATTAACACGACTACTTGGTGTTTAAAGTGACAACGTTTGATGAGGGACTAGCTAACGTTGAAATTTGTTCAGCCGTCTCTGTTGACTCTTGGAAAGAGATTAGTGAAGAAATTCTTAAATGTCTTATTGAAATGAAACTAGGTAATGCATGAAAGACATCAACGACCTTCTCCTAAACAATAGCAAGGCTAGGTTTTGGCAGGCCTATTTCGGAGCCAAGCCTTATGCCCCTGAAGGGATTGTATTCGGGGATGGGTTGTGGGATGAATACACAGCCTACCTCTCCAATCGTAAGCAATCCTCTGTCAACTACCCTTGGGAAAAGCTGACAGAAATGACAGGAGGCATTAGGAAGAAAGAAGTGGTGTTGCTTACGGCAGGATCTGGCGTAGCGAAAACAACATTCGCAATGGCCATCCACTCCCACCTCATGCTGAAAGGGCACAAGGTTGCTGGCCTCTACCTAGAGTCTTCTCCAGCCCTTACAGTGATGGACATGCTCTCTCCGTTCGTAGGAACCAACCTTCGATACAATAAATCGGAGGTGAGCAGTGATGAACAGTATCAAATATTTGTGGAGAATTTCAAGGACAAACTGTTCCTTATGTCTAACAACTGGAATGGGGAATGGGAGAGCGTCAAGAAGGACATCCGTTATTTCAGGACAATGGGTTGTGAATACATCATCCTCGATCACGTCTCCCGCCTTGTATCAGGCATGGAAACAGGGGATGAACGAAGGGCATTGGACAACATCGCCCATCAACTCAAAGCCTTGTCTGAAGAACTGAATGTTGGTATTATTGCCATCTCACATTTGAAGCGCCCTGAAGGGAAGGCCCACGAAGAGGGAGGACAAACATCCCTTGCTCAACTCCGTGGCTCTGCTGGTCTGGCACAGCTTGCTGATATTGTCATTGGCCTAGAGCGTAACGGGCAGGCTGAGGATGAACGCATCCGTAACACTACAACATTCCGCATCCTAAAGAATAGATATCTCGGCTTAACAGGGAAGGCGGGGCAAGTATTTTACGACAAGGACACAAGCAGACTTGAGGAAGTGTTCGAGGAGATTGTAACAGAAGAGGAGGTGGATTTTTAATGTGCGATACTAAAGTTTGTTCAAAGTGCGGACAAGAATTACCTGTTAGTGAGTTTAATAAAAACAAGACTAATAAAGACGGATTGCAAAATATGTGTAAACGGTGTGCAAAAGAATACATACAATCTAACAAAGAGCTCTTGATGAAGTATCACAAAAAATATGAGCAAGCGAACAAGGAGCGTAAAAGATTATTACAAAAAAACAACAAACATCGTAGAATGCTTCACGATGCTAAAAGACGAGCTAAATTAAAGGACTGACTTTTGACATCACAGCAGATGATATTGTTATTCCAAATGTATGTCCAATCCTTGAAATTAAACTGAAGGCTGACAACAATATATTTTCTAACGATTCGCCAACTCTTAATAGAATTACTCCAGAAACAGGATACGTTAAAGGAAATATACAAGTTATTTCAAGACTAGCTAACACTATGAAATCTAACGCCACGATAGACCAAATGATTATGCTTGGGGAATGGGCTAAAATAAAGGAAAAGACGTTATGCTAGACCACGATGATGAGGAGATAACGAAAACAGTATGGTCAACTTGTCTACTTCTGGTGGGTTTTTCTGGTCATGTTATTGTACAATATGGAGCCTAAATGAAAACGGCAGTAGTTGATATTGAGACAAACGGATTTAGAGATTTAGCCACAAAAATACATTGTATTGTTTACAAGGATTTAGAAACAGGGAGTATGGAGCAATGGTTTGATGGTTGTGGCTCCTCTCTTGAAGATTTCATTCTAACTCTAAGTAAATACGACAGGTTGGTATTTCACAACGGTATTAATTTCGACGTGCCTGTAATAAGGCGCTTGACTGGGTTAAACGATTTTGCTCACTACCCACAAGTGTATGACACTGTTGTAGCATCACGCCTGGCCTATCCAGACAGGGCCGGAGGACATTCCCTCAAGGCATGGGGCAAGCGTCTCAAGTTCTACAAGGGAGATTTTGCTGAAGACGCAGCAGAGGATGTATGGGACACGTTCACTCCTGAAATGCTGGAGTATTGCCAGCAGGACGTAAGAGTGACGGAAATGGTTTATCATGCTGTCCAAGAAGAACTTAAAGACTTCTCTCAGCTTTCAATTGACATCGAACATCGTGTAGCTGAAATCATTACACAGCAAGAAATCAATGGTGTTCAGTTTGACATGGAGAAAGCTGTTGCCCTTGTAGAGCGTATTGAGAATGAACGTGCTTCCTTGTACACACAAATCCGTCCCTTCCTGTCTATGGAGTATGAAACTGTAGGAGAGCCTCTTAGACGCATTTTCAAGAAGGATGGCACCTACCATAAGGGTGTCGCTGATTGGGTGGCTCAGAATCCTTCTCAATGCGTTTTAGGGCCATTCACGAGGTTGGTTTGGAATGAACCTGACATCAACTCACGAAATAAGCTCATCAAGCAGCTTCTCAGGATGGGTTGGAAGCCATGCACATTCACTGACAAAGGAAGCCCCAAGCTCACATACAAGAACGAGTTTAATGAAGTTGTGCCTGTCCCTTCCCTAGAGGAATTTGAATTTGGAAAACTTATTGCACTCTACTTCGTCTACGGCCACAGACTTGGCCTTGTTAAAGGACTTATTGAAAACGTTAGGGCTGATGGTAGAATATCGGCTCAAGCAATTACCAACGGAACTAACACAGGAAGAATGCAACATCGCGTGGTTGCAAACTTACCAAGAGTTAAGAGCTTTCTTGGACACGAGATTCGGGAGCTACTCTGCGTACCAGCAGAAAGGGCCATGGTCGGAGCGGATTTGTCAGGACTCGAACTCCGAACTCTCGCCCATCGAATGAACGATGAAGAGTACACTCGTAAACTTCTTGAGGAGGATATTCACACTGTCAATCAACATGCTGCTGGATTGCCTACAAGGGACAACGCTAAGACCTTTGGCCTTAATAGAGGTCTATAAACTCATTGAATTCAGGGGAACTCTTATTGATTAAGATAATCCTGAGCGAAGCTTTCCAATCTCATAAGCCTTCTTATTTTAGGAGGTATTATGAAAACATGCAGAATCTGTCGAACAGAGAAACACGAATCGAATAAAATACAATGCAACGCCAGAAGAACTTAGGCTTATTGCAGATTGGATTGAACGTGCAACGACTATCCCGGAAGGGAGTAGGGTCGAGTGACCCGAAGCGGTGAGCCTCTAGAAATAGAGTGATGATATAGTCTGATCTATACGGCGACGTATAGCTGGATTAAATATCCGGGGGGAGATTAACGACCTCCCCTGAACATCAATGTATTTACGGCTTCTTGTACGGAGCAGGGGATGCCAAGATCGGTACAATTGTAGGAGGTAGCAGCAAGAAGGGTAAACAACTGAGAGAACGCTTCCTATCTCAGCTTCCAGCCCTTGACAAACTCATCAAACAAGTTAAAATAGCCTCCAAGAGAGGCTTCCTTAAAGGGATTGATGGAAGGAAGTTGTGGATGAGACGTGATGAAGAAGGGGATGTAAAAGATCATACAGCCCTCAATGTTCTTCTTCAGTCTGATGGATCAATTATTTTCAAAGTGAGCTTGTTGTATGTTGACAAATTCATCCTAAAGAGGTATAATGATGTAAAATTACTTATTAGTTACCACGACGAACTTCAACTAGAAGTTCCTGAACATTTAGCAGAGGAAGTAGGAAAGAAAGTGGTGAAGTGTTTTGAAGCAGCAGGAAAGTTCCTGAAAGTGAATTGCCCCATCTCTGGGGAATTCAAGGTTGGTAAAAACTGGAGTGAGTGTCACTAATGTCCCTTAAAATCAAACAAACAACAGCTAAGAAATCCAATGGCCGTGTAGCAGACGGCACCTATCTCGCCCGTATTGTCCAAATCATTGACATGGGTGAGCAACTGCAAACAGACTACGCCACTGGCGAAGCTAAGACATGGGATGATGGCAAGCCCATGTACAAGCCAGAAATCATGGTGACGTTCGAGTTTCCCTCTGAACGCATCGAGATTGACGGAGAGAGCCGTCCTCGTTGGCAGAGCAAGAACTATGTAGCTTCACTCCACGAGAAGAGTGCATTGTTCGGACTCATCAAGGCAGCAGACCCTAAAGCCAACCCCAAGGCTTACGACGTAGCAAAACTGATTGGTAAGCCTGTAATGGTGACTGTTGGCTCTACATCTTCTGGCAATGCCAAGATTAGCAATGTTGTAGGCGTCCCTGCTGGCATTCCTGTTCCAGCCCTTGAGAACGATCCTAAAGTGTTTGACATGAACGAGCCTGACATGGAAGTGTGGGACAACATGCTCAAGTGGGTTAAGGCCAAGATTATGGAGTCTCCTTCCTTCCGTGGCTCTAAGCTGGAAGAACTTGAATTCTCTCCTGAACATGAGGCTCGCCCTATTTCCAAGAAGAAGCCAAAGCTTGAGGAAGAGCAGGAAGATAGTTTTGAAGATGAAATCCCGTTCTGATAAGGAGTTATCATGAGCAGAAGCATGAAAGAGTTTGAGTTTGAGTGGCGTGGCATTGAGTTCGTAGCCACGGATGTTTACTACTACCCCGGAAGCCAGGGGCGTATGTACATGAGTAATGGTGATCCAGGCTATCCTCCTGATCCCGCTGATGTAGACTACAGTGGCATCTTCCTCTCATGTGACACTTCCTACTCCCTCAATCTCCTTGAGATTGCAGAGAAGAAGTATTGTGACAGGTTGGATGAAGCTTTGTACAATGCTATTATTGAGCATTACAATGATGAGGAAGAATATTATGACGAGGACTTCTAAAGGAGCAAGCATGACAGACAACACCATTCACGTCGTACCTGTTGGCGACCTGCGAGAGCACCTATCCAGCAAAGACTGCTGGTGCAGCCCTACGTAAGATGAGGAGTGCCAGCAAATCTTCGTCCATCACTCAATGGACGGCCGAGAGGCGTTCGAGACCGGAGAGAGGAAACCGACATGACAAAGCAGAAGGAAATTCCTAATGTCCCTTAAACTAAAGGCTAAAGACAAGCCAACAGCGAAAGACGGACGAGGGGCAATTCATGGACGAGTTGCAATTATCGACGCTGATCCTCTTGTCTATCGTATTGGCTTTGCCTGCCAGAAAACCATCCACACCAAGGACGGAGTGGATTTTAGAAACAAGACGGATATGAAGGATGTTCTAGGAGAAGAAGTAGAGGCAGACAGCACAAGAGTGGAAGTGGAGGACAAATCCCATGCCTTTCGCTCTGTCAACCTCATCATCGATACAATCCTAGAAGAAACTTCTTCCTCACGTTACGAACTCTATCTCACTGGAAAAGACAATTTCCGTAAAGAACTAGCTGTTACGGCTGAATATAAAGGAAACAGAAACAAGCTACATAAACCTGTCCTTTATGACGAGATAAGAAACTTCCTCATTAACAGGCACAATGCCATTGTCATTGACGGAATGGAAGCAGACGATATGTGCTCCATCCGCCACACTCAGGAGAAAGATAGTGTCATTTGTTCAACAGACAAAGACCTTGACATGCTTCCCGGCCTTCATTACAATTATGCCAAAGCGAGGCTTTACATGGTGGAATGTAAAGAAGGAATGTTAAACTTCTATTCCCAAATCCTTACAGGGGATACAACGGACAACATCAAAGGGATTTATGGGATTGGAAAGAAGAAAGCTCAAGCCCTCCTAGCTGGATGTGAAACAGAAGAGGATTGTTTCCATGTAGTTATGCAAGTATATAATGAGCGTTATGGAGAAGATAAGGGTATTGAACGTCTCTCTGAGACAGCAGCCCTCCTTTGGATGCTGAGAGAAGAGAAAGAGCTTTGGACTCCTGAGTTAGTGGGGAAATACTATGAATGATGATTTTGAAATTGATGAACTGAGCTTGGAGGATTGGGTGAGAGAATTCCCTGACCAAGCTGCTAACACAATTAGGAAGCAATCATATCTTCTTGACGAAGTGATGGGAGTTAATCGAGAGATTCAGCGTCTTTGCCGTTGGGTTGAATTTCAAGTGGAGGACGATTGACGTACACTCCTAGAATTGATTATGACAACGCTCAACAGATTGTTGTCATCATCCTTACTGATTTCTTGGATGACGTAGTTAACTATGGTTATTGTGAAGATGAGGCAGAGTGTATCGAACTTGCTTCCGCCCTGGTGAAAGTGTTGAAGCAATTCATAGTTTCTGAGCAAATTGAAAACGGGAACGATTACGAAATGAACACCCTAGTGTCATTAGCAGACCTTGTAATGCTTAAAGAAGACCTTGAAGATTGGATTGAGCAGAAAAATAAAGAAAGATTGGGATGAGTAAAAGAACTCCTCCTTGCAAAGAATACCCTACGTGGTCATCCGCGAAATGTAGGCAGTTTGTACGCTCTGCATTACGTTCGGCATGGCAGAGGTGGCCTCCTAAGTGGGAGGCTCTCAGAACGTCTTCAAAGCCCGTTAAAGGCAAGAGGCACAAGACAGAGTATCAATGTGCCCATTGCAAGGAATGGTTCAAGGCAGCAGAAGTTCAAGTGGATCACATTGTTCCCGCAGGAAGTGACGCTGATTGGAACAAATTCATTGAAGGGCTTTTTGTAGGGGTTGATAAACTTCAAGTGTTGTGTAAGCCATGCCATGCCATCAAGACAAAGAAAGAGAGGAAGAAATAATGGAAGAAGCATGTATGAATGATATTGAAAAGCATATGTTTGACTACGATGTCAAGAGTTTTTGTGACTACTTGGACATTGTGCAAACACACATCTACCACATGAACAAGGCCAAAGGCTTTTGGGACACTGAACGAAACAAGGGAGAGCAGATTGCCCTGATTCATTCAGAGCTTTCTGAAATGCTGGAAGGGCTGCGACATGGTAATCCTCCCGATGATAAAATCCCTGAATTTACTTCCGAGGAGGCAGAGCTTGCCGATGTTATTGTCCGTGCTTTGGATTATGCTGGTGGTCATGGTATTAATCTCTCTGGAGCATTGATGGCTAAATTGTATTACAACATGTCTCGTCCAGCTAAACATGGGAAGTCATTTTGAACATCTTGCTTTTCGACGTGGAAACAGCCCCTAACCTTGGCACCATTTGGTCGCTGAAGACAGGAGGCTACATTGGCGTACACAACATCCTTGAAACTTCAAGGGTCATGTGTTACGCTGCTAAATGGTATGGCTCTGATGAAATTCTATTCGATAGTGAATATTCTTCAGACCATTACGATGTTGTACGGAGTTTGTGGCAACTGCTTGATGAAGCGGACGCTGTAGTGACATACAATGGAGACAGGTTTGACAGAGGAGTAATTAATCGTGAGTTTCTACTATATGGTATGGCTCCACCATCCCCATATCACTCTATTGATCTGCTAAAGGTTGTGAGAAAGCAGTTCAAGTTTGTAAGCAATAAACTCGATCACATTGCCAAAGAACTTGGGATTGGTCAGAAAGAACAGCACGAAGGACATGAACTCTGGCTTAAGTGCATGAACAAGGATGCAGAAGCATGGAAGACAATGGAGAGATATAACAAGCAGGATGTCCTGCTTCTTGAAGACCTTTACGACCATCTCCTTCCTTGGATCAAGAATCATCCCAATCATGGGCTGTATACACGTTCAGAAGAAATGTGTTGCCCCAACTGTGGATCAGTGCATTTGAAGAAGAACGGGATTGAACACACTCGTACTCTCTCCTATCAGCGTTATCGCTGCAAAGGATGTGGATGTAACGTCAAAGGAAAGTCTTCCATCTTGACAAAAGAGAAGAGTGGTGTTATCCTGACGCAATGTTAACCCTCTCCCTAACCCCTGAGCTTAAACGATTCTTAGGGGTGTATAAAGACAAGATAGAAGTGGTGGTAATTAAGGAGACTAAACATCTCCTTCTTTTGTCTTATGGGCAAACAAAGTTCTTCATAAGGAAGAAAGACCATGAGTTGGGATGAAGATAGAGTTGATATTATTGGGCAGAACGGAAACGAAGGGCTTCATTACACGCCCTATTCGCTTAACATTGATAGGGAATACCCTCCTCACATTGTAATAGAAAGCTGTCTAGACAAGAACGTAGAAGCAGTTAAGGCAGCTTTCACGGAAAGAGCTATGAAGGGGTATGAAAAGTATGGGACCACTACAGAGCGTACAGACATCGACCTGAAAGGATGGCTACAGCATTTGCAGGAAGAACTCATGGATGCTGTAGTTTATATTGAACGAATCAAGGGTGAACTAAACAATGTACATAAGTAAAGAGCAACAAGCAGTTGTGGAAGCGCGTCTTAAAATGGGGTATTTGTGTAAAAATGAAAAATGGGTATTGGTTATGCTATAAAGGAAATCATAAAATGATTATCAATGGCCTTGGTTTCTGGAGGATTCCCCTGCCAAGCGTTCTCTTCTGCTGCAAGAGGAAGAAATATTGCTGAAAAAGATCTATGGGGAGAGATGCGTAGGGTTGTACGAGAGGTTCAACCTAAACTCGTCTTTGCAGAAAATGTATCCGAAAGAGCCATACTACAAGCGCAAAACGATTTGCTACAAGATGGATACAATTCAAAATATATCAAACTTTCAGCGAAAGACTTGGGTGCTGACCACATTCGGGAAAGATATTGGCTACTTGCATACACCGACCACTATTGCCAACTTTGCAGATCCATCAATGCAGAAACACAAGAGTTGCCAAAACTTTGTAACAGTGTTTGGGAAACCTACCCCAACGAACTTCGAGTACCTGATGGGATTCCCAATAGGATGGACAGACTTAAAGCCCTTGGGAATGGACAAGTTCCATTGGTGGCTGCAAGCGCATGGATTAAACTACTTTGAGAAATATTAAATGATTTACATCTGTTGTCCTAATTTCTCAGCTAGATTTTTCATAGCATGGGAAATGTTCACAGGTATTTTCCAAGCCCTGTTTCTGGGCAGCGTATCAATCAATCTAGGAGACATCTCTCTTGTCAACGAAGAAGAAAAGTAATAAAGCCTATCTCACTCCCATCAATCAGAAGCAGGAAGAATACCAGAAAGCCATCTCAGACAATGATATAATCTTTGGAATTGGTCCTGCTGGTGTAGGCAAGAGTTATGTGGCTGCAATGGAAGCAGCCATGTCTCTTGATGAAGGGAGCGTAGCTCGCATCATCCTTGTACGCCCTGCAAGAGAAGCAGCAGGAGAGAAGCTAGGTTATCTTCCCGGTACAGCAGAAGAGAAGGTGGAGCCATATTTCTTTCCTATTCTGGACAGTTGGGCAGATGTATGGACTCCGGGAAAAGTGGACACTCTCATTGGAGAAGGACGTATTCAATACTGGCCTGTAGCCCATCTTCGAGGACGCACATTCCGCAATGCTTTCGTCATTGTTGATGAACTTCAAAACCTCACCCTTCAACAACTATATCTCGTGTTGACACGATTTGGAGAAGGAAGCAAGATGGTGTTGGATGGTGACTGGAGACAGTCTGACCTTCTCAAGCACGAGATCAATGGAAAGAAGCTTGTCGAAGCTTTAGAAGGAAAAGACGGTATTGCTCATATTACGTTCTCTACAGAAGATGTAATTAGGCATCCTATTGTAACTAAAGTTATTGAGTCTTATGAGGAGTTGTATGGCAATGGTTAAAAGTAATGTAGTTGATTATGGTTTGGACTCAAACCTCTCTGAGTTCGGTGTTGTTACGCTCAAGGAGCGTTATTTGACGGAAGGAGAGGTAAGCCCACAGGATGCTTTCTGGAGAGCAGCAGCGGCCTTCTCAGACAGCCTAGAGATGGCTGAACGAATGTACAAGTATGCCTCCCATCAATGGATGACGTTTTCAACTCCTATCCTGTCAAACGCGCCTGTACGAATTAAATGGGACGAAGGAGTTAAATGGTATGACCAATTTGAAGCGGACAACTATAGTAAAATCCCTCGTGGGCTTCCTATCAGTTGCTTTCTTACTTATGTCGACGACAGCATTGATGGTCTTAATTCACACACTGTGGAGTCACGAGAGCTATCTGTTAGCGGCGGTGGTGTTGGTGCTCACTGGAGTAATGTGCGGTCTATTTCTGATAAGTCTCCGGGAGTCATTCCGTTCCTGAAGACACATGATTCTGATGTTCTAGCCTACCATCAAGGAAAGACTCGTAGAGGTGCATATGCAGCCTACCTTGATGTAAGTCACCCAGACATTGAAGAGTTCTTGGTGATGAGAAAGCCTACAGGTGGAGACATCAATCGCAAGGCTCTTAACCTGCATCATGGCGTTAACATAAATAACAAGTTCATCAAGGCTGTAGAAGAAGACAAGCAATGGGATTTGATTGACCCTGCCAGCAAGAAAGTGGTCAAGACAATCAATGCTCGTGAATTGTATTTCCGTATTCTGGAAACAAGGCATCAAACTGGAGAGCCTTACATTTGCAACCTTGACGCCATCAACGACGCTATGCCAGAAGAACTGAAAGCGCAAGGGCTGTATTGCCACGGATCAAACCTCTGCTCAGAAATCACACTGCCTACAAGCAAGGACAGGACAGCAGTATGTTGCCTCTCTTCCGTAAATCTGGAGAAATACGATGAGTGGTGTCATGATGTCAACTTCATTGCCGATATTGTTCGTTTCCTTGATAATGTACTTGAATATTTTGTTATTCATGGCAATAGACTTGAAAAAGCAGCCTATTCTGCGTACATGGAACGATCCATTGGTATTGGGGCTTTGGGGTTCCATGCCTACCTTCAAAAGAACATGATTCCGTTTGAAAGCGCACTGGCATCAGCAGCCAATCGCAGGATGTTCAAGCACATTAAGGACAAAGCACTTGAAGCAACTTACGACCTTGGTAAAGAACGTGGTGAAGCGAACGATATGGTGGGTAGCGGAAGGCGTAATGCTCATCTTATTGCTATCGCCCCTAATGCTTCTAGCAGTATTTATGGCAACACTTCTCCTTCAGTAGAGCCTTGGAAAGCTAATGCCTTTTCTCAGCGTACAAGCTCTGGCACGTTCTTGGTGAAGAATCGCTATCTTGATGATCTGTTGAAAACCAAGGTGGGTGAGAAAGAGGCTGACAAGTTGTGGAAATCCATCCTCACTAATAGAGGCAGTGTTCAGCATCTTGACATTCTTGACCAATACGAGAAGGATGTGTTCAAAACTGCTATTGAACTGGATCAGAATTGGGTGGTACAGCATGCCCTTGACAGGCAACCTTTCGTCTGCCAAGCCCAATCCATCAATCTGTTCTTCCCGGCTGAAGTAGATATTTCCTATCTCCATGCCGTACACTGGAGAGCAATCAAAGGTGGACTGAAGACACTCTACTACCTCCGTTCAGAAGCCATCACTAGGGCTGAGAACGTAAGCGTTCAAATTGAACGTGACTTTATTACAAACCCAGATACATGTCTTTCATGCGAGGGCTAACAAATGACAATCCAATACATTGACCCACCCTCTGGGTGGGCTTATGGGTTCCCGAAGGAATTTCCTGAAGGGGTTGAGAACATTACGGAATGGCTTGTTGAGAATGGCTACCCTCAAGAAGAAATAGACAGTTGGGGAGAAGAGGGTATGCCTGTTTGTTTCTTTTTTAAAGAGGAGGATTGGGAATGAGTGTTTTTGATAGCAGCATGACAATTAAGCCTATGGCCTACCCTTGGGCCTTTGATTACTTCCGTATGCATGAGAAGATGCACTGGCTTGCCGAGGAGGTGCCTCTCCTCGATGACGTGAAAGACTGGAACAACAGACTCACTGACAACGAGCGTAACTTCCTTACTCAAATCTTTCGTTTCTTCACTCAAGGGGATGTAGACGTAGCCCAAGGATATTATGAGCGTTACATCCCTCTCTTCCCTCGTCCTGAGCTTCGTATGATGATGGGGAGCTTTGCCAATCGAGAAGGAACTCACATTGATGCCTACTCCCTTCTCATTGACACTGTAGGAATGCCTGAGACTGAATATGAGGCATTTCTAGGCTACGAGGAGATGTCAGCCAAGCATGAGTATGCCTCTTCTCTTAAAATGGCTGAGAAAGGCTCTCCGTCGTTTATAGAGGATGTTGCAAAGAACATTGCCGTCTACTCTGCCTTCACTGAAGGACTGCAACTGTTCTCATCCTTTGCCATGCTCCTGAACTTTCAGCGATTTGGGAAAATGAAAGGAATGGGCACTATCGTTGAGTAATTGATTTGCTCCTGCATGTAGGAATATATGCAGAAAACTTGTTGAATTGCTGGAAGCCTAAATCGTAAGACAAGGTAATCAGCAGCCAAGCTCAGCAGAAGAACTTGCTGAGAAGGTTCAGAGACTATCTCGAAAGAGAGTACGCCCTAAGCAGGGCGGAAGCGGCAAGCACCCAGAACGGGTGATGATATAGTCCGATCTACAAAGAAATTTGTAGCAGTTCATAAGAGAACGGGCCTAGTGTAGCGAGCTAGGTTGAACTTTTGGGTCATTAAAAGATGAAAGCATCCATGTAGAAGGAATGATCAAACTCTTCCGTACAATTATTCAGGAGAACCCTCATGTTTGGACAGACGATTTTAAAGCAACCCTCTATCAGGTTGCTAGGGATATGGTAGAACTTGAAAACCACTTTATTGATCTGGCATTTGAAATGGGAGGGATTCAAGGAATCACTGCTGAAGAAACTAAGCAATATGTAAAGTATATTGCTGACCGTCGATTGATGCAGCTTGGACTGAAAGCTAATTTCAATGTAACGGAAAACCCTTTCCCTTGGCTGGACTACATCATTAATTCTGTCAGTCATTCGAATTTCTTTGAAAAACGAGAAACTGAATATACGAAGGGCGGGATTAAATGGGGCAGCAAGGACGAGTGTAAGTTCTGAAGGATGGGCTGTTAAACCATAATAAAAAAGGGGCCAATCGGCCCCTTATTCTTATTAGCTTTTACGTTTGAAATAGAGGTAGGTTCTGTCTCCTAGCAGGTAGAACACAGCAGCACTGGCCAGGTTGGCTACGATGTTTAATACTTCCTCGTCAACACTAGGAGTGAATACCACACCCATCCAAACAATAAGTATGAGAGCAACAGCCACAGGACGTTGCATAGCTCGTACATCATTCACCCACTGAGAAGTGTTCTCCACCTTGTCAAGCTCGGCCATAGCTTGCATACGCTTGACATCGGCCTCCATAAGCTGAATAGCCTCTGCCACATTAGCAGGCTGTGCTCCAGCACCTCCCGTAAGACGATTGACACCAGCCCTTACAACATCCGTAATCATGGGCATGAAAGCTGTTAGAAGTGTAATTGGGTCCATGATAGACCGCCTCCTTACGGCAAGAACATGAGTAGTTTAGAAAAATCACCCTTAGTGAGGAGGTAGGCTACAAGAATACCTACCACCATCCACTTAATCTGACTCAATGTAGCAGAGATTTTATTAAGCTCCTGCTTCAAGCTAAGTTGATCTGAGTGCATTTGCTTGGAGAAGTTTTCAAGCTGGTCATGGCTCCATTCCAACTTCGTCAACCTCTTGTCAATCTCAATACAACATTCCCTTCGCTCTTGTTGTTCAATCATTCGTCTAGCTCCCAATGAGGGCCATCAAAGAATGATTCAAAGTCTCCGCCCCATTTGATTTTAATGTTCATTCGTTTAGCCGTCTTCTTTACGATGGAGGCAAACTCTTGTAAACGCTCCATATCGTTCCAGTCGATAGGATAGGGCATAACATCTACAGCCTTGGAAGGGAGTGTGTTATGCTTGGATCGAGGCCATTTAGTCTTACTCTTTCCTTCCTCCACCATCCTGTCCTGCTTCTCTTTACCTCTATGCCCTTCAATGATTGTGCAATCCATTTCTTGCAACACCTCCGTGAACAAGTCTTGAAGGCGCTGGTCACAAGTGGAAAGCTGTTCTAGGCTACGTTTGCTGAATTTGTTCATTTAGTTTCTTCTCCAGAAATAAGACGCTCAGACACAATCTTATAATCTTCCATGCCATCAAGGTGGGTGATTCCTTTGATGAAGCGATTCATTCGTTTCACTTCTTCTTCAACACCTTTTCTAGTACGCACCATGTGCGGGGTATCGTAAGAAGCTCCTGCTGACTCCCACCTTACCTGAACAAGACCAGTGGCAGGGTTAATAATCAGAGAGCCTTTCTCAGACTTATATTCATTAAGTTTTTGCTGAACTTCTTCCTTCACTTTCAACAAAGCTGCCACACCAACTTTTTTAATACTGCCAGTATTAACAGCAGTGCCACTCATATTGCCAGCCATGATGAGGGCTTTAGCAAAGGCTGGATCATCAATCCTTTCATAGAGTTTCTCTACGTCCTTCACTTCTCCATTATTCTTAATTAAATAGTCGGCATTGGCTGCGTAATAGTTGACAGCGTTCTCCACTTCTGCCATCTCTCTTCCGCCAACCTTCCCTCCTGAAACTTTGAACGCTTCAATAATGTTCTTAACCAACTCCTGTTTAGCTACGCCATCCTTGTTGCTAAGTCCTGTAGCCTTGCCTTGGAAAAGCTCTTGGATAGCACGAGAGTTCATTGTATTAATTTGAACAGCACCCGGAGGGAGGTTTTTACCCATCCAAAGGATAGTGTCCATTCTTTCAGCAAGTTCTGGATTATCCCTTCTCCAGCTAACTAAGTTACTGTTCTGGCTGATCTCCAACTGGTTCTTAACAACTTTTAACACTGTTGGATCGTCTACAGCAGCATGCAACATTTTCTGCATGTCGTAGATACCTTGATGTGCCGCATCAAACTTCTCCTTATCCTTTACTCTGAGAGGATCAGTCTTAAGCTGCTGTACAATAGCATCAACCTCACCAACAACTTGCGCATATCTTCCATCATTAACCAATGAAGGCAAGTCACTAAGAGTAGTCTCGGGGCCAAAGTATTTCTGTACCACTCCGAGAACTATTCCATTAGCCCTTGCTACATTAACTTGTGCAGTTTGCTGGATTAATTGATCTGCTTGATTAGCTTTTAGATTATTAAGAGCCTCGGCATCTTGTTTAACCGTAGACAACATTCTGTGTTGTTGTATAGCAGCTCCATAAGATGTTAAATAACCTACAGGGTCACTAATTGCTTCTTGACTAGTACCAAACCCTAGTTTAACTCCTTCAAGTGCTTGGCTTGTGTACAAATCTCTGGAAGTCTTTGCGGCAGCTTGCTCTTGCTTAATAGAATTTTCCAATTGCTTAATAGAATTTTCCAATTGCCCATAGGCATAGTCAATGGTAGCGCCGCTTACTCCAGCCCTAGCCATAGCATCATTAATTTCAGCCTTCAAGTGAGGATATTCATTCAGCAATGAACGCTGGAGAATAGCAACCTCTGCTGAATACCTGTCCTTGCTCCAAAGCCCCTGTTGATTAGCTGCCTGCATCTTAGCCACTTTCTGAGCAGCTTTGAGCAAATCAGCTTTTTCCATCTCGCTAGGAACATAACCTCCAGCAGAGGCTATCGTACCGAGGCGATCAGTAACTTGCTTCTCCGTAAGTCCAGTCTGGATGTCGTAAGGATTGTCTCCAGCAGCGAGAAGAGCGGTGGTCTCTCCTTGGAGTCTAAGTTCTTCACCAATATCCGCAAACTGTTGTGTCTTAGTTTCCTTATACACGTCTCCTGCCATCTTAACCAACCCGCCTGCTGCTGCATAAGCCGGATCAGCTACACCTTGAGTGGAGAATTGTTGATAATTGACTCCGCCTGTTTGACGGGTAAAACCTTGATTGGCCATTATTCACCTTTCACATAGTTTTGATTGAACTGAAGAGCATCTTCTAGAAGGGCTTTCTGCTCTGGAGTAGCTGCTTGACCAATAGCGTATTGAAGTTTATGAATACGAGCATCGCTAACTTCACCTCGCATAGTCCCTTTTACAATGGCTTCAACCATCTCATTGTTTCTGTATTCTTTTGGATTTGCAATAAATCCAGTGAGGTCTTTAGCAATGAGCTTCATGACATCTTCTTCCACCATCTTCCAATAATAGTCCTTCTCTCCATTATGCTCAAAATAACTTCTCATTTTATTCAGGATAGTGTCAACTGACTTGTAAGCACCTGCTGTAGAGTCCCAACCACTGAATCCTGTGAGCATGAGTTGCTTCTTTATTTCCTGATAAATCTTCTTGCTGTCTTCCTTTACATCATCCTCTATAGTTACTTTTACAGGCTTCTGGACGTACTTACCACTCCTTTCCTCCTTGTATGCAGCTACATCAGTTTCTTGTTGAGTTTTAAGGCCAGCAATAGCAAGCATAAACGCTTCAAACTTTGTAGCGTCTCCTTGAATGTCTCCATTCCTAGATACCATTGTCTCTAAGTTCCAAGCTGCTCTTGCTCTAAGAGTATTACTCATCTGACCAAAAATAGGGTTGAATTCAGAGATGGCTCTGGCGATTCTCTCAGGAGTGTCTAAAGGCTTGTTACCAAACAAGGCTTCCCCGGCAGCAATGGCTTGATGAAGAGCGCCCATTGCCGGTACATCGTTGAGAGAGATTCCAGCTTGTCCAAGATTCAACAAGAACTGTTCAGTGGCTGTTGGAGAAAGCAAAAGAGAGATTATAGCCGCTGAAGTGTTAACCAGCTTCCCATCACTAAGAATTGCAAAATCAGAAGAGAAATCTACATCTTGATATTCCTCTGTGACAGCGGAAGCAATCTCATTAACAGCATGCTCCAGCATCCCTCCTTTTAGCCACCTGTCTACTTCAGGATCAATATTAATGCCAGAACGATCTCTCCAAGACTCATACTGCTTGAGCATCCCTACTCCATCCAATCCATGAATCAGGAAGTTACCCAAAGCTAGTTGAAGCTTCTCTTGAGGGGTGAATGCCCTGCTTCCTCCCCATTTCTCAGGGAGCATTGTGAGAGTTGCCTTGTGTTGTGCAGACTGGAATTGGAACAAGACGCTAAAGTCGCCGTGGTTATACGGAGTGTTGCCTGCTCTACTTCCCATATTTAGGGACAGTTGACGTGCATCTGCTGCGATAGCATCAATAACTGCCCTGTCTCTCAAATTAGCATTAGGGAATTTATCAAGATGGCGCTTGAGAGCTACATGCCAAGTGACACCAAGGTTTAGTTTTTCACCAGCGTCAAAGCCAATGTAACGGAGAAGTTCAGCAGGTTTTCCTACAAAGAAGTCCCATCCTTTATTGAACACCCCTTTGTTCACAGAAAGCTTCTCTACTGCCTCCACCCACTGATGGCCTGACACGCTTCCTCTCAATCCGCTTTCTTCAAAAGCATACGCAACATCATCAGCCATCTTCCCATAAACTGCTTTAATAGCTCTCTTATCACCAGACAACAGGGCCATGGCAGCAGGATAGCCTTGAGCTACAGCAGTGGGCTTAATTCCAGCCAAGAACAACGGCTGAATACTTTGCATAAGAAGCTGTCTGCCCGGATTACCAGCCATCCAGAAGTAAAACGCAAAAGTTCTTGCGGCAGTAGTGGGAGAGGAGTTGGCTAGTGAGAAAGCTGCTTCCTGAATAAACTTGTTATTAGTAAAAGCAGAAGAGGTGGCTACCTCAGTCATCATCTTTGTAAAGCTGGCGTCAATAAAACTGCGCTCTGCTCCTTCAAGCATTTTAATCTGCTTAAACCACTGATGAGCCTGCTCCTTCATCTTCTTGCTGTCTGGATCAATGTTCTTAAAAGACATTTGACCAAATTCATCCGGGAACATTGGCTGACCAATTTTATCCTTTGGCAAGAACTCTGCGTATGTATTCATGAACCTCTGACGAAGATCAGTGGTGAGGTTACGAATAGTTTGCCTAGAAGCAAATGCTTGTACAGTGTTATACAATGCCGCAATAGGGTCTTTTACTTGCTCAGGAGCCTTACCCTTAAGCATATCGCCCCTTCTACCGAACACAGGGCCACCATACGAAGCTGTAATATCATCAAGGGCATAGTTGAGAGTTCCGTTAGCCTGAAGCTCCCTAGAAAGGCGCATATCGTAATCGCCCGGATTTTCTTTCATCCATTGTTTTGCATCATCAATGTTTCCAAAACTTGCTACTGCTCTTCCTTCTTTGTTAGTGACAAACACATTACTGTCGTAATAGCGAGTGATGTAACCTTCCTTGTACGGCAGCACCTGCTGAGGAAGTGTGGTTAGCTTGGTTTTCTTGCCATCAATGACAATATATTCAAACTTAACTTCCTCCGCCTCTCCATCAGCTTTCGGAATACTTCTAACTATTGGTTTTTCAAGACGGGCAATCTGCATATCTTGTGTAGCTACAACACTTCTTCCAGTAGAAGGATTAAATACAATTTGACCTACTACGCTGTTATTATCCTTCAGAGGACGAGCAAAGAATTCTTCCTTCGTAGAATAATTGATAACGTGCATGAAACCATCTGCTGAAAGTTGGTTGTGGCGAATAGCATTATCTGCAATGAATTGCATGTCAGAAACACTACGGAAGATATCCACGCCTCTTTGAACATCCTTTGGCAGAGCATCGTAAATAGCCTGCTTTTCAATCCCCACCTTATCCTGCATTTCACCAACAGCTTTCATAACTTGATGCTGCTTAGAAGATGGCAAGCTGATCAGAGGCTTCATGCTATCAGCGACACGAGTAGTGATCGTGTATCTGTAGTCCGTTCCTCTAATCATTTTCTGCATTGCTTCTTTAGTGAAGATTGCTTCTGGAGGACGGATCATAGCCAAAGGTTTAAAAGGAATTGCTACTTCTCCATTTGTAAGAACAGCGTCTCCATTAAGCATGAAGTTGGACATATTCTTAGTTAGAGAGGCGTCGTAGTTATAAGGAATATCTACTTTTAAAAAATATTCACCAGTGTCTTCATTCTTTACGGCACTTACATTGTATTCTGGAAACTTGCTCTTACCAACAGTCAGTGCAGCACCCGGATTTCTCCAGCCATGCTCTACATTTTTTGAGTACACGGCCTGTACAGTGATGGATGCATCTCCGTGGTTAATGGCTGAAGTACCAGGCATGAGATGAAGATTGCCATGCTTGGCGTAATCCTCTGCCCTTGCTTTCAATTCTTCAATAACTTTAGTTTGTTCTTCTTTACTAAGAAGATTCCACTTGGCTTCTCCTGAAAGTTGCAGAATTTTTTTATGCTCAGGCATAAGAGAAGCATAAATCTCTCCTAGTTTGTCTCCACGCGCAATAGAAGGCACTTGAGAGGCTGCTACAACTTCTGGAGTGATCTTGGTAGCCTCTTGTATAGCCTTACTGTCTACAGCGGCTGTAGCAAGCTCTGAGGCGGTTTTACGAGATGCTTCGTTAAACTCTTTAAGTAATGATTTGTATTTATATATATTTCTCCATTTTAATGCAGCGCCTGCGCCGAGAGTAGCAACATCAAGCCAATGGAAAACGTTATGAAGAGTTTCATCTTTTACACCAAGAAGCCCTTTTCCATCGTTTCCAAGCTCTTCGCTGAATACCTCGCTCACTCCTTGAGTAAACATCCATCGGTTAGCATCACCAATGTAGCTGCTTTTCTCTTCCATGGCTTCAATAATTTTTGCAGCCCTATAAATCCTCTCTTCACCAGAGACCGAGTTCTTCCATTTTTTGATTTTTGCCAAATAATCAGCGGCAGTGGCAAATGACGCAAACCCTTCATCGAGTTCTGGAGCCACTTGCTGAATGACACCCCTGTAGAAAGGAAGGCTGGAGATAGGCTCAAGGAGGAGCCTAACACCACTGACGACATCCCCAAGAATGGAGGTCGATTCTCCAACTCTTTCAACGCTATCAACGGCCATAGCAGCAATAGTGTCTGAAGAATGGTCTTTAGCAAAAAGGGACTCTAACTTAGCAGCACTAGTCAGTTTGTCCTCTTCATCATAGACAGGCGCGTTGAGCGCAACGGCTTCAAGGGCTGCATTCTTCACAGCCTCCGCTTTAGCTACATAGGACTGATAACCCTCTCTCTCCAAAAGCTGTGAAGCTTCTTGTAGGAAAGCCACTTTGTCTTCAGGATGAATTGTAGGGTCATTAATTACTCTTTGCATCATTTGCCCCATAGCTTCCTTGTCATTGCTACGGATTTTTTCATAAGCAGAGTCAAGAGTAGAATAATCACCAGACTGAAACCCTGCCTGTACCTTCTTGTAAAGATCAAAAGGGTTTCCGCTAATCATTGCCGTGTAGAGGGCGGCTTTCTGTTCAGCAGAATAACCCATCAATTGAAGAGGGGCTTCAGCAGGAGAGTATTTAATAGGATTGTTATCTGAGAGAGTAACATCACTAGCCAGAGGAAGCTTGCCAGTGATCTTGGCAACATAATCTTGAGTCTCCTTATAAGGAGGAACTCCTCCATATTTCTTAACTGCTTCCGGCCCTGCGTTGTATGCAGCTAAAGCTAACTTTGTATCTTTAAAAGTGTCAAGCTGTTCCTTGAGATAGGAAACACCTACTTTTATATTGTGCTCTGGATTCTCATGATCATAATCAGTGAGGCCAATCTTCTGGGCGACTTCTACTCCGGTCTCAGGCATCACTTGCATAAGACCACGAGCGCCTTTAGGACTTACGGCATCAGCCTTTCCTCCGCTTTCTTGACGCAATACAGCAGCAACCAGATCGGGGTCAATCCCTTGTCTAGTCGCCTCTTCACGAGCAAAAGAAATATAGTCCATTACTTGAACACCTTCGCGATCTCTTTCTTTCCACCAAAGTCATTATAAGCTGTTGATGCAATTTGCCCGAACATATTGGCTTGAGCGCCATAGTCAGCAGCATTCTGACCAAATACTGCCGCTTGTGTATTAGCATCTTGCATTTGATCAAGGAATGAAAGGTTGTATCCCATTTGCTGTTGAACTCCTGCCACACCTCCTGCAATCCCTGTAGAGCCACTAACTCCTTGTTCCTCCCCTTGAGAAATGACAGAGGCTCTTGCAATACGAGCTTGACGCACAGCTTCCCTACGCTGACGAGCATTCTCAATATCAGCCATTCTACGCTGAGCCTCAATTTGCTGCTTATGAGCAGAGGCTTGTTTTTGACTAGAATAGGCGGAAGCTGCTGCACCGGCTATTGCCGCCACTGCTGCGACAGTTTCAATGCCCATTTATAGTACCCCTTCCAAGTAATACACCGTGATTGTTCGATTCAATTTCTTCAAATCCAAACATTTTATCAAACTTAATAATCTTCTTATCATGAGGCACAAAAGCAAACACTGCATAATAGCCTCTTTTGTATAAATCAATCATTAGCTCTTCAAAAGCAAGCTTCATTTCCTTGTAAACATCTGGAGACCATTTGTAAACTTCAGCATGAAAAAACGGCTTCCCATCGATCATCTGAATATCAACTTTACAAGAGTCATTCTCTGCTATAGTGAATCTACTCATACAGCCGGTCTCCCTTCCATACTAACAGCCCAGCCAAGGATGTGCATGTCCTTGCCTTCTTCACTTCTGAACTCAAAGCTAATAGCCTTTCCGCTGCCCCTCACTTTGTTCTTTGTAGTGATTACCTCTTGCCCATAATCAAATACACCAACAGCAGGGGCAATGTAATGGCGACCAATCCTGTAAGCTTGGAACTGACTACTCCACAATCCGCTCGTGCTGCTATCAGAAAAATCCCATCTAACCCTACACAAACAACTGGAAGGATTGTTAAACTCCAATGCCCCTTCGTTCTGGATAAAGGAGGTTTCTGTTCTCTTGAAATGACAAACAAGATAGTTAATTTGCTTGTCTCTCATAGTGTCGCCAGCAATATCTTCTCCAGTGATAAGGTAGGATTCAAAAGGAATTCCTTCGTCCTTAAAATCAGTAGAAGTGAGTCTTGAAATGTAAAGGTTTCTATCAGAGTTTAAGGTGAGGTAGTGAGTTGTTGGGCTTTGCCCAGAAATAAACTGCTTTTCAACATACACTGCCGACCCTTCACTGTCAGTTACAACCACATCTGAAGAATCCTTCACTGCCTCGTCAACTGAAGTTGATCCAAGGATCGGAGGTACAAGCGCTCCGACAACAGCCACAGTAGAGAGAGATTCATACGGGAAAGTGTTTTTGCTAAAAGCTTTAAGAGACAAATCAAAGATTAGTTCTGAATCAAACCACTTGGTAAATCCATAAATGGAGGTGGTTGTGATATTCTGCTTGTATAGCCATTTAACAGAGTTTTTATAATTATCGTAGTAGCCTACAGCTTGTTGTAGGCTTTCTGCCGGAATGTCATTGTACAGGCTTTGAATAGTGGTTTGGGAAATGTTTATTGCAGAGAAGTTTTGATTAATGTTGTTTGAATTAGAAGAAATAACATTAATACCTTCGTGACTGAAATACAGAACAGAAGAACCTACATTTACAATGCTATCACTGCCAACTGCTCCTGCGTTAGTGATTTTCTTTACAGAGTAGTCTGTGGCTTTGAATCCACCACTACCTCCAGAAATCTCCCATACACCATTGTCTGCGAATACAAGCAAAGAGCCGAGGACAGGTTCAAGTTTCTTTACATGCCCTATTTCATTAATATAGATCACTCCACCGTCTGTGTCTACAAGATCGGAGATGGTTTCAGAAGTAGGATCAGCTTCTTGGTAACACTTCGATTCATCACCATCTTTCTCAATAATTTTTGAGAAGAAGATGGCGGTAGCGAGTTTACTACCCCTTACTCCAGAATAGAAAGCTCGTCCAGCATAAAAGGCCACTGATGAAGGTCTTTCAGTTACAATACTGGTTGGGATTCCTGTAACTGCTCCATTAGTGATTAAAGAATAGTCTTTGTAAAAAGGATTAACTATGTAATGGCCTTTAGGAGCATGGGTGCCTCCACTTGCATTTTTAAAGAGATTGTTAGCATAGAAATTTCCTTGACTGTCTTTAGCAATAAACCATTGATGAAGATTTGAAGGGTATCTACCGTAAGTTTGTCCTACAAACTTATTAATCCAAGTTGGAGTCCAACCTTGGTTTAAAAGATTGTACTGGTGCTCATCACTATATCCTTCCGTATCCTCTTGATTGTCTGGACTTGTTCCATCTTCCAGCCCTTCAAAATCCCTAACTTTCAATTGGACGTCATGGACAGAGAGTGTTTGAATATCAATGTAGAACGGGTTGATATCCCTCTTACAGACAAAGATCTTGTTCTTCCCTGAAGAAAAGGATACGTTGTATGTTGGATCTGATTCAGTTGGGGTAGGGTTTATAGACCCATCTGAATTAAACCTGTTCAAGTACATTGTGTAAGTGAGAACAGTAGTATTTAAATACGTATCTCTAATGTAAATCTTATTTCCAAATTGATGGGCCAGATAGGTTTTCAACGCGCCATTAATAGTGAAGCTAAAATACTTGGCTTGAAAGGCGTAATTGGAAAAATCAATACCTTGAAAAACATTTACAATAGAATGGCGTTCCAATCCTTTTCTACGAACCCTGCTTCCATTCTTTAGAAGGACAAAATTAGCCTCATCCCTAGAGGCATTTTGAGGATAGGTAAGAGGACTTGCTTCTGTAATAAGCCCTGCTACAAAAGTATTATATTCCTTATTAGCTTGTGCCATCACAAAACTCCTTTAGTTTCAAGATAGCGTTGAATAGCGTATAGAGCAGCAGACTCAGAAGTGAACTCTCCTTCAAGAGATTTAGGAAGCTCTCCCCCCGGATAGAAATAAACTACCCACGAAGGATGCTTTCCATGCGGCTTTACTCGGATTTCCTTTCCGTCTTCTCCATTACTTTTGATATTAGCCACCTTAACTTCACTTTCTTCCATAGTTGGGTCTAGTGCCTTCATCTCTAGTTTTCGTTCTCCACTTTTCTCTTGCAAGCCAGATACGTTGGCGTCTGCTACGCTGTTCTTCTTTTGCGTTTGGAGCTTGCTTGATCGTGTTGAAGCTGACGCTCTTGGCTTCCGAGAGGAAGAAAGGGAAGGCTTTTGCTGGGAGGTCTGGGACATAATTATCTTCCATTCTGAACTCAGGAATAAGATCACCCTGAGCAATAATCTTGCTTTGTTGAATTGTACTGTCTACATCACTATCGTAGCTATCGAACACGATGTATTCGTCATCAAACGTAGTCCAATAAGTAGGAGCTGCATCATTAAGGATGTATAGGGTGCGGCCTGAAATATCCGTAGAGTATTCTACATTATCTTTGCTGATATCTCTTGCCAAGCACAGATCAAGGAATTCATCAGGAGCAAGATAGGTGATTTCTTTCCATTTATCTCCAGTGTCTGTAGACTTCTTGCAATTGTATCGAATATCCTTAACTTCTGCTACATTGTCTGGAATACGGACATGAGTACGACGGGTGGTGTTAGCCAGAGCAGTGAGAGTGATGAGCTGTTTGTTAGTAGGCCAAACACGATTACTTACAAGTTCATAATATGTGTCACGAATAACGCTTGCAACTTGCAATGCCTCAGTGGTATCTGAAATGCTATTCACTTCATCACTATTCATATCACTAAGGATATTCTGAACCATTTCAAGCAAGGTCATTTTCATGTCAAGAAGCCTTTACAAGAACTGCGTAGATATTGGCATCAGTGATTACAAGAGTTTCGGCAGCAGAACAAGCTGCATAAATGCTAATCTTGTCTCCGACAGAGAGATTGTCAATAATGGCTGAAGCAGAGATAGAATAAATATTGCCTGCACCATCTGTAGTGTCGATAATTTTCAGAGTGGAGAGGACACCATTAATTGCATATTTCCAAGCCAGCTTTCTAGCGGAAGCTGTAGCGATTTGATAAGTTGTCCAGAAACAGATGTTATAAGCGCCTGCTTGCGTAATTACAATTTCACCATTAGAAGGACTTAAAGTGATGTTTGAAGCATCTCCGGCTTGCCACATGCCAGCAGCATTGACTTTACGATAGTCAGTGTTTGTATTAAACGTGGCGTCTAGAGCGGCAGGAAGGCTTACAGAATTTGCTGTAGAGTTTACATCAATGTGAAGATTTCCATAAGAGTGAGTAGAGAGCCATCGACCACTACCAGCACCATTGGCTACATAAACTGTGCCAGCAGCGGCAGAGCTAATGCCCTTGGGTTCGTGGATATCTGGATCAGTGAGGTTTGAATGATATGCCATTTCTATATCCTTTCAATTAAAAAGGCCAGCCCCGTTAGGAGCCAGCCTTTGCTGTTAAGCCAAAGCTGGCTTAATTACACAGTGCCCGGAATGTATTCCACCACCAGACGTGCCTTGCCAGCAGTGAAGGTGCCAGTAGCTGCAACAGTGATTACGCAAGGATTAGCGCCAATGCCTGCACCTACCAGAGCACCAGTACCAGCGTTCCACTTACCAGCCGGAGTCAGGGAAGCAGTGGCAATAGCAGCAAACAGGCCGTCTGCATCAACGGCAGTGCCGTTAGTCTGCGCCAGACCGATGTTGTAGGAAGTGCCGCCAGCAAACGGAGTGATCACTTGCAGATAGGCACTCTTGATCAGGCTATAAGCCGGAATAAGGGCTTCCATCTCTGCACCGGCAGTCGGGAGGTCGTCGTAGTCAAAAACTACTTCGACGTATTGGATTACATCAGAAGCCTGCTTACCGCCGAACTTCTCGTTGATTTTGCGTACACCGTAGTTAGTACGGGTACCGATACCTGCGCTGTTTTCAAAGGCCATGATTAATTCCTCAATTAGTAGTTGGTGGCAGAGGTGATAAGAACGCCAAGGGTGTCAACACGCTGAGCACCAATACCAAAGCGAGCAGTTACGTCGAACTCATCGCGCTTCAGCTTGCTGTTACGATAGGTTTCAACCTTCGGCATTTGACGCCATGCACGCATCAGCGGCTTGGTGGAGTCATCGCTTACGCACATGAACAGGTTGGCAGAAGCGCCAGTGACAGAGGTGGTGCCATCACCGAAGGTGCCTTTGTCAAGACGGTTGGAGGTGTACACATCCCAGCCAAAGATGTTCTTGACGAACTTGTGCTCACGAGCAAAGCCTTCGTTCACAATGCCTTCAAACATCGGGTTGTAGGAGATGGCGTTAGCAGCAGTGAAGTTTTCATTGATGGTGGCCTCTACCACCGGATCAACAATGGCAATACGAGCATACTGGTCTACGTTAGCCTTATCGAAAGCCAGCTTCATTTGCAGGAAGTGCTTCAGAGAAGCTACGTTACCAGTTTCGGCGGAAGCTACGCGATGAGCGAAGCCGTTGATGAGGTTGGCAGAGTTGTTGGTTTGAGATCGGTTGGCAACAGCCAGCATACGAGACTCGAAATACTCCTGAATGGCCTTGGTAGCACGAGCAGCCCGCATGGCATGGAGTTGTTCGATCTGAGAACCATCCTGACGCAGAACGTCAGAGATGCTCCAAGCATCGCCTACATAGTCAGTGATGGACAGGGTTACGGTGCCAGTGTCGATGGCCTGATAAGCCATTGCCACTTCTTCCTGCACTTCTTGCAGAGTGGTGTCACCAACAGTTTTGATGTTAAGGGTGGTGCCTTGACCAAAATCACTAACGTCACGAGTGAAGGTGTCCGGCAGCAGGCCATCGTACAAGTGTTCCAGAATAAACTGGCTGTACTGTTGGGCTTCGATAAAAGCCGTGGTATTAGTGGTGTTCTGAGACATTTAATTATCCTCTAGGTTATTCGTTAGGTTTAGCGGCCCGCCAAGCATCAACTAGGCTCTTAGTGTCGCTATATTTGAAGATGGATCGTTTCGGAGTGTTATCAGGAACGCCTGCAAATCCAGCAGTGTTTACACTACCTTTGGACGGAGCAGGAGTAGAAGGCTTATCAGAAATATTGAAATAAGCCAAAACAGCTTTAGGAGAGCGAATAGCAGCCTCATTCAAGAAATCTGTGCCAATGCCAAGTTCTTTGGCTTTGCCTTCCCACATTTCTTGAGCCTTGTCGCCAAACTTGGCTACTAGTGCTTCCCTTACTTTAGCTGCGTTAGCCTGAGCAATCTTCTGTTGTTCGGCCTTGCTAAGTTCTTGTTGAACAAGCTTGGAAATATCCGACACATCTAACGAAGGACGAGAAGCTGTCTCTTCCACCTTCCCATTAGTGGCCTGCTGATTTTCCTTAATGTACTGAAGAAGTTCTTCTTGAGCTACCTTTGCCTGTTTCAGTTCTTCAAGTTGCTGGCGAAGTAGCTTGGTTTCTTCTTCAAGAGTAGAAATATGCTTCTGTGCATGAGGGAGAGCTTCAAGAGCTTTCTCTACACTGGCATACTTCTTACCTTCTCCCACCAGTTCTTTCAAGGGGTCTGGAATAGAAACAGAGGCAGAAGGAGCTTCAGGAGCTACTTTGGTCTGTTCACTACCTGAAAATACTTTATCATCACTCATTTTGTTTCCTCTTTCTTAGGAAGAAGGTCAAGAATTTTCCTAAGAGTTCGTTGGGTTGCTAAAGCATCTACCATAACTAGGTTAAAGTTAGGAGATGAATAATTATCAATCTTACTCATTTCTTCCACACTCCTCTCTAATTCTTCTTTAAGAATAGAAGTAAGAATAGGAATAAATAATGAATACTCTATCTCTTGTTTGAGAGCTTTTTTATCAATATCAGATAAATTTTTAATCAGTTTTGTGTTCATTAGACACTCTTTTTCGAGGAAAGTTCCATCTAAAATAAAAAATATTTTTAAGCCATTCTGAGAGCTTCTACGGCCTACCCCTAGGCGATGGTATTCCTTTATTCTCAAAATGGCTTAGAATGGCTCTCAGAGCGTTTAAAGGGGTGTTGCAGCGTTAACTTCGTTGTTCTCCTGCGCTTGCCCCATAAGCTGCTGAGTTTCAGCCTGCTCAAAGACTGCAACATTGTCCTGAACCAGCCCATATCTTTCCAGACCCATGACATCCTCTACAAGGCGGGCCATAGCCTTAGCAGAAACATGAGGAGCAATCATCTTCCCTACTCCGCTGTTAAAGATGCCGGAGATATTCTGAACAAGTTGGGCACGAGCAGCAAAATGACGAGCACCTACAGGACGAAGTTTTCCTTTAGCAGTGATGTCTTCTTTGGTGATGTTCATAAATTCCATTACACCAATGTCGTCGTCCATAACTCGGATCAAGTCAGCACCATCCATGTTGCGACGAGCCTCTTCCAGCATGTCGTTTACAAGAGGTTCGATGATGTTGATTTCAAACCATGTCACTTTCTCTTGGAAGATACGACCTGCTGCATTCTCCAGCGTCTGCACTTCATAGGCAGTCTTTTCGCCCGGAGTACGGATACCCATAGCCTGCTTGGGAGCGCCTGCCATTTCTTCCATGTAGTTCAAGAGCACATCAATAGCTGATTGCGCAGCAATCACGCCATTCAGGTTCATGCCAAGCTCACCTACATCTCCATCATCACCAATGAAGATTTCAGCACCAGGCCCCCACTCAAACTCTTCTACATTCCCTTTCACTTTAATGGGAGGATGCACTGCCAAATCCATAGCATCGGCCTTGAGGTTTTCAAGATGGTCGATGCGATATTGCATCCCTACGAGGTTGTCCAATGGCCCCATAGCGTATAGATTATCTTGACGCAAACGCCAACCACAATGACGAATCTTAGAACCTCTAAACCAATGCGGAAGCGTCGTATGACGGATAACTTTCGTCCTGTCAACAATAGTAACCAGCGCATCTTTGTAGAATGTTCCAGATTCTAGGTCATACAGATCGCCCTCAAACTCAAGAATTTCTACATAACCACTACGATAGTAGGAGTGCAAGCTACCGAACCCGTCAATAGTGTAACCTGCTGCCTTGTTCAAATCCGCTGCACTGTAATTGGACAAGCGATTACGAACATTCTTGATTTCAGAAATAATCTCTTTCTGATAACCAAGAGAAGGGTATTCATCAGCCTCTGCCTCAAGTTCCCCAATAGTCTTTATATAGCGAACAATCTTCGGAGAGGATTTGAATTCTACGGCAAGAGGGTTGAACACAATATCATACGGACTGATTCGGAAAGCTTTTGGCCCTACATATCCCGCAATCTTTTCTCCAGTTTCTGCGTCTTCTTTGTATTCGGCTACGAATGTAGTGTTGGCAAATGCGTTGCCAAAATCAATATAATCATATACCAGTTGACTCACTGTAGAAAAGAAATCACTTTCCCTCAGCTTGTTCTGCATGTATGCTTCAATAACCTTGCGCTTTTCCTTGTCCGCTGAAGAAGCCTCATAGGCTTCCCATTTCAACCAGTTATCATTGGGGAACAGTGCGCTCATGTAATTGGCATGAAGGTTGTCCCTAATCTGGGTGAGTTTTGGAATAGTGGTTTTGTTTTTCCAAGGCAACTTGGAATTAGTAGTTTTAGTGGTGTCCGTAGCAAAGATATAGTTACGAAGCTCTTTCTTTTCTTCAATCCAAGGACGCCTTTGATTATCCCATTCAATATAAAGATTGGAAATATGCTTTGCCAATGCGTGAGGCGTAAGAATATCCTTGATTTCAGCAACTTTACCAGCCATCAGTATGTACCTCCGAAGCGGCCATGAAATTGAATTACATTATTGTTAGTGTTACGTTTGCGAGCATTCGCAGGAGGAATTGCAATCTCCACTGCGGAAGCCAAGGCATCTTTAATATCGTCATGCGGAGGACGAGCTAAAACAAGTTCTTCTTCCAGCATACTGATATAGCCTCCTTTGAAATGCCACATGCTCTGATTGTCGTAGCGATGCTCAAGAGCAGCAGCAATACGCTCTTCCTTGGCACCTTGGTGTCTGTTAGGGCGATGCTCGTCAATAGACAGTCTCAGGCCGTCCCTAATCAAATAATCCTTTAGCTCCCTTACAATCACCGTCTGAGCTACTGTAACCTCCGCACGAAGCTTCCTAAAGCCCCATTTGGTGTGCAATGCTGCCACTTTATTGAAATACTCAATAACCTTGTCTGCCTTGAACCTGTCAATGTCCAAAACATATACATGATTATCTGGATCAACACCAATCACTACAATAGCAGTGAAGTCGGCTTTCTTTGCCATGCTGAACGCAAAGTCAATGGCAGCGTACACGTTCAGAGGGTTGTTCTTGAAATACCACTGACCGCCTTCATTCTTCAGAAACTTGACATCATAATACTGAAACTTGTCCCTGCTGATACGCTGAGATTCAGGATCATTAGGGTTGTTGTAATACTGAGCGTAAAACTGCGTCCTATCTTCGTATTCTGCTTCAATGGCAGCCAGAGTAGGCCAATCAAATCCAAAAGCCTTGCCGTCTGCCCTATATGCTTTAGGCCATAGAAATTTTCCGTCAACTTCTACGACGTATTCTTTAACATCCCAAATAGCTTCAGTGCCTACAATATTTCCTTCATCATCAAACACTTTCTTTTGCTGATTCTTGAACAAGTCGTACTGATCTTTAGGATGATAGCGAGTACCTACACACTTTGTAATACCACCAGCATTTTTAATAGAGGCCATTTGAGAAAGAGCAGCAGCTACTTTTGTACGTCCATCCTCTGTATAAGCATTCTCAGGCACTACAACGTCATCGTAAATGATTACGTCAGCATGTAGACCAGTAGTAGTGGAGGTAATGCCTACAGCCTTTACAGTGGCATCACGGATACGCTCTTCCTTACGCTTAGGATGGTCTACAATGATTTCTGAAGTAGTCCAACGTGCTCTTTTCCCTTCGTCAACATTAGTCATTTCAGGCCAATAACGACGATACACAGGGCTGTCCAGAATATTCTTAATCGCCAAAAGCTGTGCTTCTGCAAGCGTAGCTGTAGCGGAAACATATAGAATAGTAGTTTCTGGGTGTTTTGTAATCCACCACGCACACCATACAGCAATCTGATGAGATTTCATATGGCCACGAGGCATTAGAAGAAGCTGGTTTGGTTTTGCATCCTCACTACTAAACCATTTATACACTTCCTTGTGTATGTCTCCGTAGAGGTAGGTTGGGTTTACAAGTTGTGCAAACGTAACCAAATCTTCTTCAGCTAGTGCTCGGATTTCTTCAATAGCTGAAGACTTTCTATTACTCATTCAAACTCCGTCACTGTCCATGAAAAAGATCGCGCTTGAAGCGTGGAACTGCCTGACTGGGTGTAGTTCCCACCTTTAATCGAAAGGGTGGTGGAGGTGAGTGATGTAACGTAAGGAGGGCGTTGAGTGGCAGTATTTGTCACTCCGGCTCCATCTAGCGGAAAGCCATCGAATTGCACAATGCACTTCGCGGGGTTCACCGCTGAAATGGTGATGTCTTTTCCAGCGTCAGTGCTGCCGCCGCTATAGCCTGTTGTTACTCCGCGCTGGACGGACTTGATGCTACCGCCTGATGTAAAGAGATTGATTGCCATTAGAAAACTCTCCAAGTATTGTTATGATAATAAAAACCTACAGTTGCATAAGCCTTGTTTATAATGTAATCATCAGCTACACCTAGGATTGTGCTACCATTTCTTGCAACCACTGTATTAGAGAAATTGTCTACGCTAATCCACACTTCCGTTCCATTAACAGGAGTAGCCGGAAGAGTGATGGTGAGAGAGGCTGCTGTTACACTCACCCTCTCTCTATCTACGAGTGTTTTGCTAACGGCTGTAGTAGTGTAGGTGTAGCCTGCGTCTCCGGAAGACGGAGTGGCGTTTACCCAAACTGTTCCATTATATTGCAGCACTTGGCCACTAGAAGGAGCAGTCAAGGTTACATCACTAATGTCATCTATGGCATGAGTGTGCCCTATCTGGGAATAACGTGCATCACCTCTAGCCTGATTGAAGTATTGGATGTGATCATCGTCTGCAAGTCCAGACAAAAGTCCATGATCAGTTACACCAGGAGAAGGCGTTGCATTAACCCAGCTAGTGCCATTATATTGCAAGGATTGACCACTAGAGGGAGTGGTGATTGTTACGTCAGATAGCCCATCGAGGGTAGTAGAGCCGCCACTACCAGAGATTACAATATTTCCGCTTCCTAATACACTCTCCCCATTGATTGTCTTAATGTTTGTCCCGCTGACAAGAGCGGCTTGTTTTGCATCGAGCGATGTTTGAAGATTGGTGATGTCACTGATAGCATGAACATGTGATGTATTGGCCTTGCCGCCAAGCAGCTCGTCAGTTTCAGTGATAGAGTAGGCCCCTACTTGAGAGGCCGTAGTCAGATGTGGATTATTCGTGTTTGAAATATGTGCAGAAGCATCAGGTATTCGTCTAATAGCCATGTTAAGCCCTCACTTGCATAGCAGACATTGAAGAAAGTCTTGTCCCACTGCTTCCACCATTGAAATAAACAGTGTTCAAAGCTACTTCTGTATTTGCCTTAAACTGTACAGTGTATGTCACTGGAGATGTTGTAGAAGGGTAGTCCATCCATACAAGCCCAACATTTCCTCCTACGGAGGTGGCCGTTACTGAGCCCGCTGTCCCATTGTCTGCAAGAATGAACTGAATATTTTTAAACTCCGCAATCTGCGTACCATTTCTTAAAATACGTACATCAGTGCCTTGAGCCTTATCTAAGGGCAGGGCGGTAGAAGTGAGATGCAAGGACAAGTTTAAAAGAATGTCGCTGTCAATTGCAGTGGGAGTGAGTGTAATAGACAACCCAGGACAATCTACATAAGCGTTGTACGCCGAAGCTGATGTAGAAGAATAGGCAAAATAAGCCAATGGCCTAGAATCTGAGCTACCACCAGACAACACTGTGTCAAACGACGCTGCAATTTGCACATTGTTGTTGTTTCTAAGCTGAAGTGTGTCGTTTGAATGCCCTAAGAAGCTGTTGCAATTATAGATAATGTAGGCATTTGTCAGAGTAGTGGATTTCAGGTATGATTTAAAAGTGTTGTTAATCACTTTAATCATCTGACCATAACTTACAGCCAAGAGGCTAGTTGCTGAGTGATTGCCAGCCATCTCAAATTTGCACTGAGAGAAAGAAACATCCTCAATGTTTACACCACTAACCCCATCAAAATAAACAACAGGGTTTGTATTTGAAGAAGGGACGTCCCCATATCGTACAAAATGACACTGAGTGAAATAAGCGCTAACGGAATAGCTCAACTCTGCATTAAACAAGCCATAGACTGCAATGCCCTCTACAGGAGGGGCCACATACCCTGCCAGACTGCTTAAATTGGTTTTAGCCACATTAGACACACCGATGTAGGTGTTGTTAAATCTCCAGCTTCCAGGAGAAGTGCCATACAATGTGACTGGCATTGTGCAATAATCAAACAGGGAGTTCGTTACAAACCCGTAAGCATGGGCATCACAATACAAACCATAATTACATACAGCCCATTCGCAGTTAATGAATCTGGCATTTTCACCGCCATGGTAACGAGTGCCACCATATCCATTTAGATTACGAGTGAGCTTTATACCAAAGCCAGCTTGGTTGTGCCATTTACAGCCTATCCAATCAACATTGGTGATTGCTTGGCACTCAGCCCCAATGCCTGTGGTATGGAACCACAAATCCTTCATTGTGGAGTTGCACACTTCACGAAGGAATAGTCCGTTCTGTCCATAAAAACGTGCATTGCTGATGGAACACACCTGATAAAAATCAGGGTCAAAAGGAATATCCACCACTAATCCAAACGCCGTTGTAGAAGATTTGAACGAAACACCATCTATAAAAAGAAACGGAGCGGAAGGAGTAATAGGAGCAGTGGTGTCAGCACTTTTCGGGAAGTTGTTAGTGGCAGGAATGTATTTAAAGGAGCCTAGGAGAACAGCATCCCCCATGCCAAACATGAAGATACGGCCTTCCTGATTGCCAAGGGTGGCAATGTTGTAAGTCCCAGCAGGGAAATACAGAGCCTTATTGGCAGATTTTGCTACTGTAATGGCTTGCTGAATAGCGGCACTGTCGTCTGTTACACCGTCTCCCGTAGCACCAAAATCCGTCACCACCAAGAAAGGCATTGTAGCCGACGCTCCAGAGGAAGCGGAGATGGTGATTGAATCGGCAGAAGAAGAAATTGTAACATTGCTTCCTGCTAGGAGACTCTTGAACTCAAGGTTGGCTCCTACTTTTTGCTTGTAGACACCAACCCCTGCTCCTGTGTTGGAAGCTGTATTAACCTCTCCGCCCCCAGACACTGAAATAGTGGAATTAACCCACTGAGAAGATGTTGCATCATACCGCAACACTTGCCCTTCCCGCGGAGCAAGAAGAGACACATCGGAAAGACCGTTCAAGGACGTAACAGAACTTCCGCCAGTCATTGCAATGCCAGCACTCACCAGCAGAACATCTACTTCATCCCCGGAAGAGAGCGGAGATGTGAAAGTGATGTTGGTAGTGTTGGCGTAATAGTGAACCCCGTTTGTCTGAAAGACTCCGTTTACAAACACCAAAACTGCATCAGAGGTGCTGGAGTATTCAAAATCGGGGAAAGGGAAAACAATCTGCCCTTCTGAAGCTACAACATACATGCTCTCTGTAGTTGTTGCTCCTTTGAGGGCGAGGAGTTCCTTGGCTTGTCCAAGAGTGATAGGAGAACCATCTTCAACAGCATTGGGGAGATTGAGAATAGGGTAGCTATTCATGTCAAGAGGGGCTTCCATGCTGTTAGGAGTATCCCCGTTCCTGCTCAGAGTGTTTTCAATAGCTGCTTCAATGTCAGCAAAATTCTGATTGAGAGCATCTGTGGAATAGAACCCACTCTGCACTTGGGTTAGTTCAATTTTAGACATTATTTCATGCTCCCGTCTTTATTACGCTTGAAGCTCCTATTCTTTGAGGCTGAAAGAACACGAGTATTGCTCTTGTGATTGGAGCCTCCCTTGCTGAGAGGCTTCTTGTGGTCTACATCCTTGCCATCCCCTTTCCTCACCCTGCCATCCCTCATGGCTTCTGCCCTAGCTTGATTACGAGCAGCCCTGCGCTTCTTCTGTTCTGGACGAGAGTTGTATTCTTCATTCTCTCGTTTGTAATCTCTTTTCCCGTTACGCATGTACGGCATGATTACAAGTCCTCAAGCATTTTCTTTCGCTTGTTGAAAGAACGAGCAGCATTCCCTACCAGCCCTTCATTAGCTTCCACTATCTCCTTCAACAACTCTTGCTCACGCTGTTTAGCATCAACGGGAGCAGCTTCATTACGAAGGCGTTCTTCAGCTTCTTTCTTCTTCTTACCAGCACCAAACCAATCAGGCATTTTCTTTCTCCTATAGTTAATTTGCCCCGCCAATAACAAGGCGAAGGCGTTTCAAATCTTCAGCAACATCGTCTTCAATTTCCTTTTCGATTTCTTGTTTTGTAGGCTTATCATTGTTTACAGGACGACCAGCACCCGTGCTCTTCCATTTCCCTTCTGCAAGCCATTTGGCAGCGTTCAATCCCTTGGCCCCTTCACTGACAGCAATATCAGCCAATTCCTTGATGGCCTTGCTTCTCAGCTTAATTTCTGCTTCCTTCCGCCAAGAGTTTACAATCGGAGCAAACCACTTCGTCTCACAAAGCCTTTCCCAATGCTCCCAATCTCCAAACACAGCCTGAACGAACTCATATTCCGTAGGATCGTAATAATACTCCATGTAAATACGTTTCATGCTGGGATAATGACGAACAGGCTGTGAAGGTGCTGCTCCTTCAGCATACATAATCTCCCCTTCAATCCATCTATCTTCATTCTCCAGAGAGAAGGGAGGCCATACAGAGGAGGAAGTGTTCTTTTCTAAGAAAAGGGATGTAGCGTAAAACTTCCCCATAGGACATTTACGCTGAGAGACAGGGAGAGGAAGCTGAAGAGAACGAACATAATTCATGTCAGCCTGTCCATTTCTCTTGTATTTCTCAGGAGCCTTCCTGTGTTCTTCTTGTTTGTTCATATGCCCTCTGGATATTTCAAAATTATGCTAGAAAATTCTGAGGTGTAATGCACCATTGTACACATCCCCCCTTCCCCCCTTCTCCCCATGTCGCAAATGCAAATGAGAATGATTCTCATTTTCATCGATAAATGCGAATGATTCTCATTCTCATCGATAAATGAGAATTATTATTATTATTATTATTATTATTATATATATATATATATATATATATATATATATATATAAATAAGGTGTATTACACTCTCTTATGCACTCTCTCTTTCTCTCACATCCTCTTTCATTCTCATTCTCATTCTTATGTTATTGATATAAATG